CCGTTGGCGCTTTCCGGCAGTCGTTCACTGAGGTCCAGAATGTCGGAACTCATCTGCTGGAACTGTTGCGGTGTTTCAAAGGTGACCGACCGTTTCACGCCGGCCATGCTGGTCTCGAAACCGATCGCTGCCTTTACCCCGGCAATCAAAGGCCCCGCCAAAGCGTTGTCCGTGACTGCCTTGCCAAGTTCTATGGCCCCCAGACTGGTATCGAGGCCTTTGACATTGTTGCGGATAGTTGCCAGCGTTGGAGACAGCTGGTCGACGCCGGTAATCAGCGTCTTGATAGTGTCTGCCATCACTCCCCCTGCAGGATCTGGTTGATGCGTTGCGTCTGCAAGATCGACTCGGTGATGACGTCCAGCTCCCTGGACATCATCAGTTCGGGATCGGTCTTCCAGAAATACGCGAGGTCGTAAACGACGGCGATCAGTCCTTCGAGGTTGCTGATGCCGCTGCCATGAAAAAACTCGCAACTTTCCAGCTCAACGTATTGATGTCGCACAGGTCCATCTGATTGACCGACGAGGGCGGGATGCCGGCGCAGACGGCGATGTACTTCGCCGCCACGTCCAGATCCAAGGAAACTTCCTCGTTCTTGTCGATCCTGTACGGCAGAGCCTTGATGGCCCGCGCTTCCTGCGCCGTAGGGCGCCGGAAGGTCAGTTGCGAAAGGGTTTCGCCGTGCGCTTCGATCGGGCTGGCCAGGTCGATGACTTCACTCATTGCCAGCTCCCCTGATTGCCGTCGAATTGCAGCTCGATGGTGCCGTCGTCAGCTTTGCTGCTCGGCGTATCCACCAGGTAGGCGCCGGACAGGACGTAGGTCTTGCCGTTCTTGAATTCACAGGTGATGGTCATGTCCACACCGGTAGTGAGCAGCTTGAGCGGCAGATCCGCGGTATGCACGGCGGTGAATTTCAACCAGGCAGCCTTTTCGGTTTCCTTGTAGTAACCAGGCACGACCGTCTCGCGCTTGATGTTCATCAGAGGCGCTTCGCCGCCGCCGCTGATGGTCAATTGGGTGCCATCCACTTTGATGTAGCAGGTACCCGCAACTTTCTGACCCATGTTGTTTATCTCCAGAATGAAAAAACCCGCACGAGGCGGGCTTGAAAGGGTTGGTTAGGCTTATGCCGCTTCGTCGTACTGCAAGCGGAACTGGTTGAGCAGCGCGAACACGCGCAGGCCGTTGATGTAGTCAGGCGGGAACATCACGTTCACGCGGCTTGGGTCATTGCCGTCACGCTCGACGATCAGGTGCTGGGCGAACGTTTCGGCGTTCTCCACATGACCCTCTTCTTCAAGACGTGCGTATTGCGCAATCAACTCGCCACGGATGGTGCTCGGCGTGATGATCGGCTGGCCGGCACCGAAGCGCGTGCCATCGTTGGCCAGCTTGTGGCGGCCGTACTTGCTGGTGATGATGCCTTGCAGACGACGGATGATGAACGCCGACTGGTGCATGGTTTCACTGTCCAGGTACGAGTTGTCCGCCTGGCCGTAAGCGTTCTTCTGGTAGGTGGTGATCGAACGCTGAATGCGCACGTAACCGCCTTCGTAGTACGCAGTGGCGATGCCGTAACGCAACAGCGACTCACGCTCGGTCAGGGTGAAACGCTGACTGGCCGGAGCCGGATCGATGCCAGGCATGGTGCCGCTCTGGGTCGGACGGCTGGCGTCGGCAGAGATGAACACCGCCGTGCGTGCAGCCAGGGCAGCGGCTTGCAGCCAGACCGGTTGCGGCACACCGTTTTCGACACCCTGCAGGGTGATGTGCTGATCGTTGCGCAGTTGACCTGCGGCCACCAGCGTACCGACCGTGCCGCGCTTGGCGCTGTAAACGTGACCGTACAACTGACGCGCCCAGCTCCAGCGACCGGTGCTGTCGTCCATTGCCGCTTTCCAGGCATCCAGCGTGGCGGTGTCGGTCCAGGGCATGCAGATGAACTCGAACGGCTCATCGCCCAGCGCAGCCAGTGCCTTGAGCTGATCAGGCGTACCTACGCCACCAGTCATGGCGGTGACTGCCGCCGTCAGGCCGGCAGGAATGACTTCGCCATTGGTCTTGCCCTGGCGATTGAATTCCAGCTGGATGTCATTGCCGCTTGCCCCGCTCCATTTGCAGGAAAGGGTCAGCACACCCGCTTCGACAGCCGCGGTGATCGGCAGATCAGGTGTGGCGTTGATTTTCACCGACAGTGCCGTGGCCGCCTGGGCAGCGGTTGCGCCGTTAACGACAGTGGCCTGCACTCGCATGCCGCCGACATACAGGTTCAGCAGACCGGCTTCGGTCGCCGCCCCGCTGAGGGTGACTTTCGCGCCGGCCTTGGCGCCTTCAGTATTGAGCAGCGGCAGGCACCAGACTTCGCCGGTGGGGTCCGCCTTGCGCCAGGTTTCATACATCGAGGCCAGCATGGAGCCCTGACCGCCGATGTTTTTCGCCAGCGCCACGCTTGGCACCAGCACCAGAGAACCCAGTTCGGGGCCGGACACATCGTCGTTGACCTGCGCAACGATCAGTCGACGCATGCTGGCCGACGCGCTGTTGGCGGCCGAGTTGTCCATCTCCGCATAAAACAGCGGAACGCGAACATCGGATGGAATGTTGTTAAAGCTGATAGCCATTGTTTGGCTTCCTCTTGGTTAAGCCGTGAAGGCTTGATGGGTGGTGGTGGATTGCTCGGTTTTAAGGGTGATGTCGCCGTCGTTCTGACGACGCTGCCACCAGGCGTTGAAGGTCACCTGCCGGCCTTCGACGGGCAGCAAATCGCCCGCCTCCGGATCCGGCACAGTGCGGCCCTCGGCCGGTACTACGGTGATGCGTTGAGTCATGGGGTTACCTCTGCTGTGAACTTCGCTTCGATACGGCCATCAGGGCCGGGGGATTTCAGGTTCGGATCTGCGGGGTCAACGCAGTCCATCTCAATGGTGGCGCCGGTAAACCCGGGCAAACCATCCAGATACGCTTCGTGCCAGGTCTCGGCAGGCTGATCGGAGGTATTGCGGCCCAGTTGAAACTGCGCTGCAAAGCCGAAGCGATACGTCACCCGGTCGCCGCTGATCTGCACCAGCGCGCCACCGGTGTACTGCATCGCGTCGTAATCGTGATCCGGGTTCCAGCCCACCAGCGCACGCCACAGTTCGGCGCGCAGGACATGCAGTTGCTCACTGGCTTCCTGCCCGCGCTTGTCACCGCCATCGAGCACCACCACGACATCGATCGTGTCGGTGATGTTCTGGCGAATGACGTTCTGCAAATCGTTGGCGGTGGACTGATCGCCAGTGGCAATCACGTACGCCGACGGGTGGGCGAGCTGATCACCGAGGGCGACCGCCGCCCAGTCGATACCGGCACTGATTCGCCCGGCAAAGCTCGGGCAGGTCGCCTGCAAGTGGGCAACTATCGGGGTTATCTTCATGAGGGGTTCCGCGTGTGTTGAAGGTTGATTGCGGCGTGGGAAACGCCTACTGGTTCGCCTTGCCCAACGCCTCATCAGCCTTGTCTGCAGCACGGCTGGCCGTGTGAGCGGCCTGATTGGCAATTGATGCAGCACTCTCGACCTTGTCTGCCGCCTGGGTGGTGGTTTCGGCCAGCCTGTCCAGGCGCCGGTCGCGCTTGCCCAGTGCTGCGTCGTAGGCATTGCGAACCTCGGCCAGCTGCTGCGTATGCTCGGCATTCGCCGACCACTGCCCGGCCTGAAAACCGAGCATCAGGCAGCCAGCGATCAGCAGCACGGAAATCAGCCAGACCTCCAGGCGCCGCCACCAATGGCGAGCGATGAAATCAATTGCGCATCTGTGCATCGTTTGCACCTCCGAGTTGGGATCGCAGCCGGGCTATTTCGGCGCTTTGCGTGGTGACCTTGTCGGTGAGTTGAACGATGTGGCTGGTGAGGGCTTCGATCTTGCCCTCCATCCGCCCAACCGCTGCGGCGAGCTCGTTGCGCTCCTTGGCGAACTGATCAGCCCGCGCTTCGGCTTCCTTGCGCGCCTGGCGCTCGGAGTCGAGCAGTTCATTGAGGCGGCGCACCGTACCGATGTCCGCGTTGTCCATCGCCCGGTCTGTTGCATCTCTGGAAAGAAACTTGCGCAGCCATAGAAAGCCGCCAAGCAGTATTGTGCCCGTGCCGCCCAGCCAGGTAGCTGTGCCTGGGCCTAGGTCGGTTGGGTCCATCATTACCTCTGAATAAAAGACTGCGGAAACGGTCGAAAAATTCGTGCGCAGCCTAGAGCCACAGAAAAGCCTTGAACTCTTCAAGACTTAGAAATAAGGCGCCCCGGAACTCCAGGGCTGGTGATCAAATAAAACAAAAACAATGTCTGGCTAGAGAGCCGAGGGCAGATCACTCAAAACTTATAGATTGGCTGATCATAGGTACTCCACGCACCGTTATTTGGATAAAAAACCTTCACCGGCTTGATATCAGGCCTGAAGCCAAATCTGGCCCAAACGATTTTCGGGTAGACGATAGAGAAGCTGCCGTTATCCTGAACTCGAGCATATGCACCAGGATTCCCATTGGTATGGGTATGCCACAGCGGAGTGCCAGCATTATCGTAGATTACAAAATTACCGTCCTCTTGCATCGACGCCAGGGCGCCACCTTTTCCTTGGGTGTAGCTCGCCCAGTGCACTAAGCCATTTGCTCCATAAAGCACGAGGTTACCGTCGCCTTGGAAGATCAAAGTAGAAGTGCCTATGGAGTACGACTGATTCGGGTAGATCATGGTACCCGGAGAAATCATCGTCGCAGAAATGTCCGGTGCGACAGGAATCGAATCCTTGCTTTTCCAAATTGGCGTTGCATCAATGATTACGATATTTCCGTCATCTTGAAGCTGGAGGTATGTGCGAGCTGCCGCATCCTGAAACTGCTTACTAGGAACTGTAGTGTTGTGAGTACCCCAAAGCCTAGACCGCTGATTATCAGAGACCGACAGATTGTAGTTCACATAGGCAAGCGAAACCGGAGCTCCCATGCCGCGCTGGGGGTAGACTTCACTCGAGTAAGCAGCATCGGCATTCGCAGCCCAGATCGGATTTCCATTGTCCCGCAATACCAGGTTGCTATCGTCCTGAAAGATCAACCGAAATCTTTTGTTAGGGGAATCCAGATACTGGTTGAGAACCATCTCGGTCCGGGGAGGGAGAACCGCACGCCCGTTTTCGGTCATTGAATTTAGAAAATAGCCCATTAATCTCACCTATTGAGTCAAATGTTTTTGCGCGGAAGATTCCGCTTTTATGTCGCTCAACGGCGATAACTCGAGGCTCG